TAACAATCAAGTTAAAAATAATAAACTATATAAAAGTTGGTTACCATGGTTACCAGTTTTTAGATAGTTGGTTACCAGTATGAAGCCTAAAAAATGGCTTAATTACTGGGTTTATAGGCTACTGGTAACAATGGTAACCAATATTTTACTAAAAAAGAAAATATTTTATTTAAAGAAGAACATAGCTATTTATAGTCTCAAATACTTAAATACAATCTATATATGCGTGTATTTAATAGATAAAATAAATACATTCTACTTTTCCTATATATGTTAGGAAAATAGAAAAGTTGGTTACCATGGTTACCACTAAATTTTTTTGAAAGGTTTGTGAAATGGTAGAACAGGAAAGGAAAGTGGAAAAAGCATTGGTGCGGATGCTTTGGAACCTTGGGTGCGAATCGTATAAATTCGTCTCTCCAAATTGCAGGGGTGTTCCGGACAGGCTATTCATTACGGAAGATGGCAGAGTGTTTTTTGCTGAACTGAAAACCATAAAGGGTAGGCTGTCTTCATTACAGGAGATTCAAATAAAAAAACTTAAAGCATTAAAGCAGGAAGTTTATGTAATCTACGGCATGGAGGGAGTTCGGAAGTTTGTAGAAGACTTTCAAAATAACTGCCTATCCGGAATGGAGTATAGATGAGAGGAGGTGGAAGCCTATGGAGTTCAAACCACATGATTATCAGACCGTGTGTATAGACCGCATTGTTAAAGACAAGTTTGTAGGCCTTTTCTTAGACATGGGACTTGGCAAGACTATTATTACCCTGTCGGCTATTATGGAGCTAAAGGACAGACTGGATATCTTTAGGGTTCTGGTCATTGCTCCGAAGAAGGTGGCAGAGAGCACCTGGACCACGGAATCTAAAAAATGGGAACATACTAAGGACTTAAAGATATCCAAGGTCTTAGGATCAGCGAAAGAGCGTATAGCTGCTATCAATCAAGCTGCAGATATTTACATTACAAATCGTGACAATGTGGCTTGGCTTTGCCAAACTCTCGGGCGGAAGTGGTTCTTTGATATGGTGGTGGTAGATGAGAGCTCCAGCTTTAAGAACCCTCAGGCTATGCGATTTAAAGCTTTAAAAAGAATGCTGCCTTTTGTGAAGCGTTTAATAGCGCTTACCGGAACACCGAATCCTAAAAGCATGGAAGACCTCTGGAGCCAAATCTATTTGTTGGATAGGGGAGAGCGACTGGGAGAATTTGTAACCCACTATAGAACCAGGTATTTTACAAAGGACTATTCCGGGTTTGGGTACACTTTAAAGCCGGGAGCGAAAGAGGCTATCACAAATAAGATATCCGACATTTGTATAAGCCTCAAGGCTAAAGACTATCTGGAGCTTCCTTCTATCGTCTATAACGAGATACCCGTTGACTTGGATAAGAAAGCCTTAAAGGCCTATCAGGATTTGGAAAAGAACATGGTTTTATCCTTGGAGGAGTCAGAGATAACCGCGGTATCTGCCGGAGTGCTTACAAACAAACTGTCCCAGTGTGCGAATGGGGCAATCTATGATGAGGACAAAGTAGTTAACCATATCCATGACTGCAAGCTGGAACGCTTTACAGAGCTTGTGGAAGAGTTGAATGGAGAGTCCGCATTGGTCTTTTATAATTTTAAGCATGACAAGGATAGGATCCTGAAAGCACTGGAAAAGTCCGGTTTAGAAGTTAGAGAGTTTAAAAGTCCTAAGGATGAGGAAGACTGGAATAAGGGGAAGATAGATATTTTACTCGCCCATCCTGCAAGCACGGCCTATGGAATCAATCTCCAATACGGCGGACGGCATATTATTTGGTTTTCGCTCCCGTGGAGCTATGAGCTGTACGCCCAGGCGAACGCAAGATTATTTAGGCAAGGACAAGAAAAGCCGGTTATCGTGCATGAGCTGCTTTGTACGGATACGGTAGACCATGATATTAAAAAGTCCCTCTCTGAAAAGGGGCAGAATCAAGAGGATGTACTTAGAGCCTTAAAGGCAAGGCTTGGAAAGGAGTAGCCTATGCTTAAGCCTTTAAACTTTGGAAACTATCAAGCCTTGAAGCGGTACAGCTTTAATCAAATGAATCAGTGGGCGGTATCGGTATACCAGAGCGGCTTTCAAGATGGACAGGATTCTAGGCCGAGTATCTTGGAATTTGACAAGGACACCATGGAAGAGTTCTTGCTTAAGATTGACGGCATAGGAGAAAAGACTGTAATGAAAATTGTTCAAGCCTTTATTGATAAGGGCGAGAGTGCATGGGAGTTAGATGAAGGAGGAGAAGAATGACAAAGGAACAATTAAAGAAGTACCGAGGTTGGAAGCAAAACATCGGAATACTGGAGAAGGAGATATCTAATATGCTGGGAGAGACTGTTCATGACTTCGGGCACGACTACTCAAAAGGCTTTAAGAAGGTAGTCCATCTTGACGGATTCAATCAGGAGCTTTACGAGAGACGACTTAAAAAGCTTTCAGAACTCGAAGCAAGGATCCGTAAAGTTGAAAGCTGGATTGAGTCTATAGAGGACGATAGGCTACGATTTGTTATTCGGAGTCGCTATACAGAGGATAGAACTTGGCGATGGATAGCCAGGAAACTAGGCAACGTATCCGAGGAATACGTAAGAATCGTAATTCATGACCGGTCTTTCGAGAAAAAATAGCAAAAATATGAAAATTGTTCGTTTTGTTCGGAAAGTTCGTTTTACAATAATAATGGACTTGGTGTCGGAACGCATCTTGCCATTTGCCATGTAACATGGAACTCCTTTTGAANCCCTTTTCGTTACTAAAGGATATTGTTGGAAAGGGGATGAGCCTTAGTGAAAAACAATGACGATTTAACAGACAAGCAGAAAAAGTTTATTGAAGAATACCTGATTGATATGAACGGCACGAGGGCTTATCGCGCAGCATATCCTACGGTAAAGAATGATGAGACAGCAGGAGCGGCGGCTTGTCGGCTGTTAAAGAATGTTAAAATAAAACAGGCAATCGAGCCGATACTTGAAAACATGAGTAGCGACCGCATGGCCACAGCTACAGAGGTAATGGAATATCTTACTTCCGTAATGCGTGGCGATTCTACAGCAGAGATAGTTGTAGTCGAAGGACTTGGAGACGGCTGTTCCGAAGCTAGGCGATTTAAAAAGGCACCGGACGAAAAAGAAAGACTGAGGGCTGCTGAATTGCTTGGAAAGCGGTTCGGCTTGTTCAAGGATAAAGTTGAGGTATCCGGACTTGAAGCTGAGCAGTCTAAGCTGGACAGCCTTATTAGCCAGTTAGGCGCAGGGGATGATTCATGAGTGGAGAACAGCTCCTCCTATCGGACAAGTACAAGGCCTTCCTCCGGTGCAATGCTTCCGTAGAGTTCCTTGAGGGCACTACGAGTGCGGGAAAGACGACTGTAGGCTTGTTTAAGTTCATGCTTAAGGTTGCAAGCAGTAAGAAGAAGCTCCACATCATAGCGGCAAAGGATACCGGTACAGCAGAAAAGAATATCATCAATAAGGACTTAGGCATTGTGGACGACTTCGGTGCACTTGTTGAGTACAACGGTAATGGTACCAGCGAAGACAAAATACCGCACATCCTTTTCCATGCAAGCGGAGGGGATAAGACGGTATATGTTTTAGGTTATGGTGATAAAAAGAAGTGGCAGAAAGCTTTAGGAGGACAGTACGGATGTCTTTACATAGACGAGATAAACACGGCGGATATAGACTTCGTCCGTGAGGCGGCCATGCGTTGCGATTACATGATGGGAACTTTGAATCCCGACGATCCTTCGCTTCCTGTCTATTTCGAGTATGTGGACCATGCAAGGCCTCTTCCAGAGTGGGAAAGCGAAACGCCGAAAGAAATAAGAGAATGCTTAGTGAAAGAACCGAAGCCCGGCTGGGTGCACTGGTTCTTTTCTTTTTCCCATAACCTGGGGCTACCTAAAGAAAAACTTGAGCAGATTCTTAGGAACACGCCTAGAGGCACGAAGATATGGAAAAATAAGATTGAGGGTTTGCGCGGTAGATCTACAGGCCTTGTCTTCTCTAACTTTGATGAGAAGACTCACGTACTAAGCAGACAGGAGATTGCAAAGATACCGCACAGTATCAATCCTTTTGTGAAGTTTACCGCGGGACTGGATACTTCCTATTCCTCTCATTCCGAGGACACTATAGCCATGATGTTCATAGGCATTACCAAGGACAAGCGCTGCATAGTGCTAAGAGAACGTGTATATAACAACAGGGATAGGCAGGAGCCATTAGCACCATCGGACACAGCTGTAAAGTTCATAGCCTTCTTGGAATCCTGTAGAAAGGACTACGGCTTTGCGAGAGACGTGTTCATTGATTCAGCAGACCAGGCGACCATTACAGAGCTTAATAAGCTTAAGCGTAACCACGGAAGCCTTTACACCTTTGTAAACAGCTACAAGAAAGTAAGTATCATTGACCGTATTAACTTCCAGCTAGGCTGGCTTGCGGAAGGGAAGTATTTAGTATCTGAGGATTGCACAGAGCACATCAGAGAGTTGAACAGCTATTCTTGGGAGGAAAATAAAGACATTCCTGAGGACGGACACGACCACACGATAAACGCCGCACAATATGCTTGGATACCGTTTAGAAAGCTGATTGGAGAGATAAACAGTGGGATGGATAAAGAGTATGACAGATAAGTTTAAAAAAGGATTACAGAACTGGCTGCAGATTCAGCCTGCAAGCCCCTATCATGTTTCGATTCAAAGCTACTTGGATTTTGAGACTGCTGCCATTCGAAACAAAATATGGTACAGAGCCGACGGAAACGAACTGGAACAGCTGTATCAGCAGTGCCGAATGCTAAACGATGCACAGAAGTTTTGGGGCGCAAAGCCTACAGCGGGCATGGAGATTCGGAAAATCCATACGGGGCTTCCCGGATTAATCGTAAAAATGCTTAGTGCTATCGTTCTTCCGGACATGAATGCTTTCGAGTTTGACAGCGATATCCAGAAGAACCTTTGGGAGGATATCGAAGAAGAGAACCACTTTGAAGCTTTGATGGATACCTGTCTAAAGGACACCCTTGTAGTCGGTGACGGTGCTTTCCGTATTGTGCTGGATCCGGCAGAAAGCGCACATCCGATTATCGAATGGGTACCGGGGGAGCGCGTAGAGTTCGTCTATCGTTACGGCAGATTGAAAGAAGTTATCTTCAAGATTCCATGGGATAAAGGCGATGTGCTGCACGCACACTACGGTAGGGGTTATATCCGGCACAAGCTGTACAGGAATGAACAGGAATATCCTTTGCCAAAAGACGTGCAAGATTGGACCTTTGACGAAAGCCTGATGATGGCTGTACCCTTTAAGATTTACGAGAACGCGAAGTATGAAGGAAGAGGCTCTTCCATCTATGACGGAAAGCTGGATTCCTTTGATGCCTTAGATGAAGCATGGAGCCAGTGGATGGATGCTTTGAGGGCAGGGCGGTCTAAGACCTATGTTCCTGAAAGTTTTATCCCGAGAGACCCGAATAACGGAATGCTTTTAAAGCCTAACGCCTTTGACAATCGATTCATTGCCGGAGCGGATGATATATCCGAGGGAGCGAAGAATGTCATTACGGTAACGCAGCCTAATATCCCTCATGACAGCTATATGGCTTCTTACATCACTGCCTTAGACCTTTGCTTGCAAGGAATTATCAGCCCCTCTACTTTGGGGATTGATACCAAGAAGCTGGACAATGCAGAGGCACAGCGGGAGAAGGAGAAGACCACACTATACACCAGAGCAAGCATTGTAAAGGCCATTCAAGAGCAGATACCGAAGCTTATCCAGCAGTGTATCAATGCGGAGAAAGTCCTTCGAGGAGAAAGCATTGAAGAAGTCAAGGTTGATATTCCCTTTGGCGAATATGCAAACCCCTCATTTGAGAGTCAAGTAGAAACGCTGGCCAAGGCAAGACCTGGGGTTGCCATGATGAGTATTGAAGCACAGATTGAAGAGCTGTATGGCGATACCAAGGACGATGAGTGGAAGAAAGAAGAAGTTGCAAGGCTAAAAGAGGAGCAAGGCATTTCCAGCGTAGAGGAGCCGGACTTTTCAGTAGAGGAGGGAATAGATGGTAGTCCAAGTATTAAACCACAGCTACAAAATGAGCCCGGAGGAATACAAGCAGATGCTTAAGCTGGCATCTGAGCAAGTGCCCTTCGGTGTGTATGCTTTGGAAAAAGACGGCATGGCAGAGCTTAGAAAGGACGACTGCAAGAGTAAGGGTAAACTGAAAGAACTAATCAGGGCTTACCGCTTGCAAGGCTTTAAGGTGCATCAGAATGGCGTATGACATCGGAGAAGCCCTCGATAGAATCGAGGAAGAACTCATTGCTTCCATGATTCGCAATATGGGGCGGCATCGCGTTGAGGAAATCAAGGAAGAGAAAGAATGGACCATGTGGCAGGCCGAACAGCTTAAAAGCCTTAGAGCCTATCGGCAGGATAATAAGGAGAAGTATTCCGGAAGATTCTTAGCTATCAATGAAAAGATAGAAGAAGCTATCCGGAAGTCCTACGCTGCAGGTGGAATGCACGAAGAAGGAAAGATACTTCGTGCAGCCAAGAAGGGCGCAAAGCTCAGGCAGTCCATGAACCCCTTAACCGGCAGATTCTTCCAGCTTAACAAAGAAAAGTTAGAGGCTTTAATCAAAGCTACTAAAGCCGACATGACAAAAGCAGAAACCGCAATACTTCGTATGGCCGACGATCAGTATCGTAAGGTCATTTTTAATGCACAGGTTTATGCAAACAGCGGTGCAGGTACTTACGAGCAAGCTGTAGACATGGCAACTAAGAGTATGCTGTCCAGCGGCCTTAATTGCGTAGAGTATAAGAACGGTGCCAGGCATACGCTTCCAAACTACGCAAGAATGGCTGTGAGGACTGCAAATAAGAGAGCCTATCTTAGCGGAGAAGGGGAGAAGAGAAGGAAGTGGGGCATTACTACGGTAATACTGGCAAAGCGTGGCAATCCTTGCCCGAAGTGTGCTCCATTTGTTGGAAAAGTCTTTATAGACGATGTTTGGTCGGGAGGAGGTAAAAATGATGGTAATTATCCACTTCTATCCAGCGCGATAGGGGCGGGTCTTTACCATCCGTGACGAACTGCAAAGATAGCCACACTACTTACTTTCCGGAGCTCCATGCCGGAGAGGAGAAGTGGACTAAAGAAGAGCTCGAGGAGGTGGCAGAAGACTATAACCGAGAGCAAAAGGAAAAGCGGATTGAACATCAAGTATCGAAGTTTGAAAGGCTGTCCAAGTTCTCGCTGGATCCGGAGAATAAGAAGCAGTACGATTTAAGAGCACGGCTCTTAAAGAAACACGTATTTTTCAAGACTGGTAACATGTCCTTAGAAGAATATGCAGACTATAAACGATATGTTGCGTCGTTCAATGCGGTCTCTCCTGAAAGAGCTGTAGAGGTACTTAGGAAGGATGCAGAAGCCTGGATTGAAAGCTTATCAGAGCCTCAAAAGCAGTCGATAAGAAAGTACAGCTATAATCCGGGCGACGCAAAGCCAAACCGGTTTTATGAGCGCCTGAATGCGTTACTTAGAAACGGAGAGATAGATAAAAATCCAAGAATGAAAGAGCACGCTGATCGAATGTCAGAAGGAATAGCTAAGTTTAAACTGACACACAATGTTGTAACATACAGAGGAAGCAACTTTGATTTTAGTATGGGTGCAAAAGTTGGTGAATTTTTTACTTCAAAGCAATTTATAAGCACGTCTGTACGCAGAAAAGGAATCATCAAAGGAGGATACGATTATAAGCTGTATGTGTCCAAAGGTAGTAAGGCGGCGTACATAGAATCTCTAAGTCATTTCCCTAATCAGAGAGAACTATTGATTGACAAAGGAGTTCTTTTTAAAGTATTATCGAGACATGGAAATTTAATCGATTTGGAGGTGGTAACATGACGAATAAGGAGTATAAAAGGCTTCTTGCTGAAAGGTATAAATCTTGGCAAGAAGAGAAAATCGGGGTTCATATTCTCACCAAGGAAGAAGTTGAAGAGCTCAAAAAGAAAGGCATCATAAAAGAAAACTAATCTACCACCGGTCTTCGGTGGTATTTTGTTGCTTAAAAAGGAGCAGCTATGGAGCAATTCAAACAGATTTACAGGATTCTGTCTATCCTACATAAGGCTATGGACTTGG